CGCCGAGGTGCGGATGCCCTCAGGCTCGGTCGTGCCGTCGCCCTCGATGATCTGCTGGTCCTCGTAGCGGCCAGCAGCCTCGGATGCGATCTGCGCAAGCAGAGCCGGAAGGTTGGCCTGCGCGTCCTCGAGCAGTTCGGCGGAAACCTTCACGGTGCCGCCGCTCTTGCGAACGGTGAACGAGACCTGGCCAACGGTCGGCGTGTTGTCGCCGTACGCTGCCTCCTCGGCAATCGCCGCCCACGTCATCGAGCCAAAGGTCGGGAAGTAGCCGTCCTTCAGGCCAGTCGTGACGACGGTGCAGTACGGGCGGTGCAGACCACCAGGAACGCCGGGGTTGTGGATGACGTTCGCGCGGTAGTCCTCCGGCACGAAGTAGCCGCCCTCATTATCGGTGTTCTCCTGCATGGCCTTGACCTGGGCAGCGGTCGCCGTGCGCCAGAAGTTGCTCGCGTTGACCGAGCGGTCGGAGAACCAGCTCTTGAACGTCTCGGCGTAGAACTCCGCCTCACCCTTGAGGTTGGCGCCCATCTTTTCGCGAACCCACGTCGGCTGAATCGCCGGCGACAGGCCCTTGATGTAGCCGGACGGGACGTAGTTGGCATCCGTGTGCGAGCGGAACGTGCCGTCGGCGCGCTTGATGTTCAGCGCGTCCATCTCACGCTCGGCGGTGACAACCGGAACGTCGTTCGTCGGGCGGTTGAACTCACCCTTGAGGAACTTCAGCTGGTCGACCGCGTCCTGCGCAGCCTTCGCCTCAGCGGCGAGCTCCTGCGCGTCCTCGATCATCTTGCGGCCCTTGCTGATCTCGCCAGCCTGAATCGCCGCCTCGGCCTGAGCCAGCAGGCCCTCGGCCTTCTCGCGCATCTTCTCAACCTGAGAAGCCATGTTCGTAACCCTTCGTCTATTCGTTTATTCGTTGCTGTTTGCGTCTGCGAGCAGCAGACGTGCGATCTGGATGCGAGCCAAAGCCAGCTCTGCGGCAGTATCCGAGGCGCTCAGCGTGTCGGAGACCGTGGCAGACCGGAGCTCAGGCGGCTCACTACCAGCGTCCCGGAGATGAGACGCAAGGTGCTCGTACACACCATCGATGTCCGCGTCCGGGATAGTCGTGCCGCCACGCGCACCGTTCAGGACTGCAATCCCGGTGATGCACGCGCGGACGTTGGCAGCGCCGACGTTGCCGTCGGCGGAGACCTCGTGGTGAATGAATCGGTACGAACCCTTCAGGTCAGGGTCAGCACCATCGTCGACATACGCGAATGCGTCCTCGTATGCCATTCCATCGCCGAGCGGGAGCCGCGCCTCAGCGGACGGCCCATCCCACGGCGAGTCATCGGTCGGCGTCTCGTGAGGCGGGAGCGCCTCCTTGCGCGCCAGCGTCGCAGCCTTCGCCGCGATGGTCGCCGTACCAGGCGACGCGCCGCGCAGCACGCTCGAGACCTCGACCCAATCGAGATTGGTAATCCGGCGCACGGTCTGGCCTGCCTCGCGGACAACCTTGACTGCGCCAGACGGGATGTTAAAGCCGACCGACCACTCGCGGACGAACCCGCCTTTGATGTTCGAGAATGCGTCTCGGCCGGCCTGCGTGTCAAGGTTGAACTGGATGCGCGTCCAGAGTTTCGCGGTGCCGTCGCCAATCTCAACCGGACGCGCGGCGATTACTTTGCCCACAACCTGTTTTGGGTCGTGCCCAACCAGCGCCGGAATCGGTAGATTTGCGTAGATGCTTTCGTCGAATGCGTACGGCTCAATAATGTCGCCGTCGAGGTCGATGGCGCCCATCGTGTTCGTGAACGCTTCGACGATGCCCTGCGACTCGTCAACGACCTTTACGTCTGAAAGCTGCGCGTTCTTGCGTTCCATCGTTTAGGCTCCAGCCGTCAGCGGCAGATTCATTTCCTCAGCCTGCGTGAGCGAGATCGGCGTCCAGGTCAGCCGACAATTTGGGTGCGAGTAGACCGACGAGGCATCGTCGGCGGTGTAGACCTGTCGGTGCCGCTGGATGCACGTCCGCCCGTCCGTGCCAATGTACGTGTCGCCCGGGTCGCCATCTGGGTCGTATGCGCGCATGTACCGGAGCCCCTGCTGCCGGTAGTAGCCGACAGCGGTCGCGTTCTGCGCCCGCATGACCTCGGTGCGCGCAATCGTGCGCGCTCGGTTGCGGTAGGTCTCCTCGACGAGACTATTGATCCCGGGGAAATCCTCGCCGGGAACGCCGCGCGCAATGCGCTCGATGCTGTAACCGCGTTCGATGCCGACCTCGATTGCGCGCGAGACTGCGTCGCGCGTCACCCCGTCAATCTCGGCAGCAGCGGTCTCGGCGATGCCGATGAGCTGCGCCACGATCGGCATGTTGTCGCGCCACTCGATGACGCCAGCCACACCAGACGCCGCGATAGTCTCCCAAGTCGCCTTAATAATCTTCTCGTACTCGCCGCCCATGACGCGCTCAAGCTCGTTCGGCGAGCCAGCCGGGAACAGCATCTCGACGGTCAGTTCGTCCGGCGCAATCTTCGCGGAGTCGGTTGAGCGCGCCATCTGGCGCCCGAGCACGCCGGCAACACGCGACCGGAGCTGCGCGAAGTACCGCTTCATCAAGCGTTCCATGTCATCAGTCAGCTGTTCGCGCTCGACGTTGAGCTGGTCGCCGAGACGCTGCGAGCGCGGCAGAGCTCGCTCCTTGATGACATTTTCAGCGAGCAGGCCGGCTCCGAGCTGCTTCAACTCGTCAACATTCGGTGCCGCGAGCGCAGCAGGTTGCGCGCTCATAGCAGCGCCGTCCGGGTCGACCTCGACGACGTTGAGCGGTACGCGGCGCAGGTTGCCACGGTCAACCGGGTCGTAACCAAGCACAGCACGCGCTTCGTTCAACGTGACGATGCCAGCCTGGTACTGATCGACGGTGCGCTTTGATACCGCGTCGGCGTCCTCCTGGTACGCGCGGACACCCTTCATGTCCGCCTCGACCTCGACCTCGCCGTTTTCGGTCTCAGGAATCTCCAACACGCGCTCGAAGAATCCCTCGATGCGGTGAATCAGCGGCGAGACGGTCTCGTCCCAGAACGCCGAGCGGGCCTGCTCGTAGTTGCTGTACGTCGATGCGTCCAGGCCAGACTGGAGCCCGAGCAGGATCGGCGGCACGCCGAACGCCGCGCAAATGCGCGTCTCGGTCTGCGTGGTGATGGTCGAGGCGTCCATGTCCTTGATGTTCGGTGCGACCTGCTGATATTCGGCGTCCTCGTCGAGCACCGCGATCCCGTGCCATCCGCGCGGCCCGGAGAACGACGACCGCCACTTCGTGCGCGCGGCATCGGCCTCCTGCTGCGACGTGATGCGCCGGTTGACCTTGAGGATGCCAGCCGGTACGCCGGCGTTCGAGAAGTAGGCGCGCAGGAACGTCGAGATGCTGCTGTCGAGGTTCACGTACCGCGCGACGACCTGGAGCGGCGACAGCCCGTAAACGTCATCGTACGGGTTCGGCAGTTTCAGGTGCGCCACGTCCTCGGCGGCCAGCGTGTAGATGCGGCCATCGAGCGTGTATTCGTAGTACGCGACCGTTCCGTCGTTGCCGATCTGCACCTTGACGCGGTCGGGACGCAGCAGGCGCAGCCCTACGATGCGCCGACTACCGTTGCGTACGCGCATCACGTAGGCGTTGCCGGAGACCATCAGGTAGACGACCAGCGTCTCGACGAACTCGGCTTGTTCCTGACCATCGTTCGGATGGTCGAGCAGGAACGCGAGCTCGTTCTTTATCCGCTCCGAGCCGCCGTCCGGCAGCTCGCGAATGAGCCGGTACTCCGGCATCGAGGCGGACGTGGCAATCTCGCGGATGGCAGCGTTGACGACCGCGTTGGCGTTGTAGCCCTCAGCGGCAAACGCGGCATATGCGCCCTGAGCGTTGCCGTAATCGTACTGAGGCGCGATGGGAACCGAGGCAGCGATGACCTCGCCCTGCTTCAATTCGCGCGGAGCAAGCAAGCGATCGAGGATGCCCAATATCGAGCTCCATGTGATGAGAGATGGCCGATCTCATCAGGGAGCGTATTGTCAATATCAGAATCCGTCAACCTTGTGCAGATTTCACCAGATACCAGGCCCAGGAGAATCTAGCATGGCTTCGGTGAGCGCATGTACCAGCGCGTCAACGCGGTCGTCGTGCTCACCACCGTCGCCGGTGAAACTCGCCATCTGGTCCTCGAGCTCCGGGAACGCGCCAACGTGGTGGATGCGCCCCTGCTCGTACAACGCCGCGACCGGCTCGGCGCGCAGCCGCTTGCCGCGTGCTGCCCGGATGCGCTTGACCGGCACGGTCTGGTCAACGGTTCCGAGCGTGAATGACACCATTTCGCCGCCCTGATTGTCCTCGACGACTAGCCGGTCGGCCTCGGTCTCGTGGTATAGCTGCGCCGCACGCCGCGCCCATCCGTCCGGCGACAGCCGGCACGAGCGGTCATGCAGCACGTAACCGTGACCGTCAACTCCGATGCCCACCGCTACGATGCCGGTCTCGTCCGATTCCGGCCCGCTGGTCGCAGCCGGGTCAACTGCGACAATCACGCGGTCTAGTTCCGGCATGGAGCGCACGCGCAAGCCGTCCAGCATGCCAATCGTCCAGAGCGCGCCCGGCACGTCCTCGATGAGCTCGCCCTCGAGCTCTTGCCGCCCCAGCCGCGTCCCCTCGTACCGGCTGATGATGGTCTCAAAGAACGTCGGCGCAAGGTTGGCGCGATTATCGTAGGTCGTGCCGCGCGTGGTAACGGTTGTTGGGTTATTGATGATTGACCGCACCAGCGGCGTCGGCCTCGGCGTCGTGGTGACAAGCGCCCGAGGGTCGGCGCCGAGGCGCAGGCCGAACATGAGCATGTCCCACGTCTCTGAGTACCGCCACGCGCCAAGCTCGTCCGCCCATGCCGCGTCGTGTTGCGGACCGCGCAGGCGCTCCGGCTCCTCGGCGCTGTACGTGGTGGCGATTGCGCCGTTCGGCCACGTCAGCCGCCGACGGCTCGGCTCGTATGTCGGACGCATACCAGGCCGCGCCGTGGCGAGGATGCCTGATTCGCCCTCGACCATGACGTCGCGCACGTCCGCAGCTGTCGCGCCAACCAGCGCAATCCGCCGGCATCCGCTGTCAATCTGCTCCTGCACCCATTCCGCGCCGGCGCGCGTCTTGCCTGCGCCACGTCCGGCCATGTAGAGCCACGTCGACCAGTCGCCAGCCGGAGCGGTTTGCTCCGCTCGCGCCATCTCGCGCCAACGTAGCGGCTTTGATGCAGCGAATCTCGCCTGACCGATTGACTCTGCGAGTTGCTGGATTGGGTCAGCCAGTGGCTTTGTCACTGAGCGCAATCGCCTCCTGCACAATCTCGCGAGCCGCATCGAGAGACGGCGCATATCCACCATCGACGAGCAGTTGGGCGCGCTGGTCGACCGTCATGGTCACGGTCACAACGCGGTCGGGAGCGTTCAACCCTTCGAGCTTGTTGAGCGAATCCTGAAGAGCTCGGCCTTCACGGATTGCCACCGGGTCGCCGTCAAGGATGCGCGGCCAGAGCGCCGCCATCATGGTCTCGTATCGCGTAATCGCCATCGTGATGCGCTCTAGCACCGGCTCGACGTGGATGCTCTTGATGGCTCGCTGAACGGCAGCGTGCGCGTTGTCGGCGTTCTTGTAACCGATGACCGCTGCAATCTCTGGATATGTATGCCCGGCGAGCCGCATATCGAGCGCCTTCGCCTCGTTGATGGCGCGCATCTCTTTCGTCCCCGGCACCAACCCGCTCATCTATCAAACCCCACCGTTACGTCGCCCCATTCTAGCCGCTCAAAGTTGGTGCCGAATGGACCGGCACCGTGGCAGTACCACCAAGTGAGATGCTTGTGCCCGTTTACGTCGATGAACACGTATGAGTATTGGGTCGGTTTGTGTCCATCGTTACGGTGCTGTTGGCAAGACAAGCAGAGACCGGAAAGTTGAATGTCTCTCGGCGTCTCGCAGTCCCGGCAGACTACCTCAACCATTGACGAGCTCGACGAACCGCTCCACGTCCAACAGGATAAGCCTCCTATTCAGCCGGCCAGCGTCTGCGACCTCAAGCGTTACGACCGGCACATCATCCGGCGACCGCATCGCCGCCTCCGCCTGGTCGAGCGCCTCGACAATGCGGGACGACAGCAGCCGTGAACCGTACTTGTGCTCAATCGCCAGCCTGCGCCCGGCCACGGTCACGCCGTCAATGTCCGGCGCATGTCCGCGCTCGCGGCCTGTGACCGGCACGCGCTCGCCACCGAGAATGCCGGCCATCCGGCGCTCGCTCGCCTTCCAGGTAGCGCGTGCGGTCACCGCCACCCCTCGCACCCTCCCGCCGTTGTCCACGGCTCTAGACCGTGCTCCGCTGCGATACGGTCCGCTTGCTTCGCCTGCTCGGCAAGTGTATCCGGCACCGGCCCCCAGAACCGTTCCTGCACCTGCCACGCTCCGCGTGACAGCCCGCCGTCTCCGACCGCGTCCGCCTGAAACCGGCTTTCGCACCACGCGATGCGCGCAAGCTCGTACTGGCGCTCCGGTGCGATGTGCTGGACTGCGCGCCACTGTTCGAGCGTGAGCACCTGAAGGCGCTCGTCAGCCCCTAGAGCGCGGCTGAGTCCCGGTTGCGGTGTAGGTGTCCAGTTTGGTGTGGTAGGCGGCTCTACGGGCCTTACAGCGGCCTCTACGCGGATTGTAGGCGCTGGGTCGGCAGATACGCGCGCGCGAGAGCCGATGGCGAGCGCGGCGATGGTGCAGGTGATAGCGGCGATGGTGGCCGCGCGGTTACTCACAATCCGAGCCCTTCACACACGCCACAACCGTCCCCTCCGGCGCAGGCCGAGCATAGCACCGCGACCTTGTCACGCCCCGGCCCGTTGCAGCAGTGGCAGACCACCACCGCCGACAGCTGCGCCGCATCCTCCGCTTCGCGCTCGTCGCCTTCCAGGCCATCCAGCGCCGCATCGATGATGCGGTTGACCGCTTCCCACCGTTCCTCGACCGCCTCCTCGCTGACCGCGTGAAGCCTGCATCCATCCGCCATCGTCCGCATCCCCTCTGATTTCCGCATTTCTGTTTCTTACTCGAACCCCCTATACGTGTATGTGTACAGAGAGAGTAGAGAGAGAGAGTAATACTAAATAGATCTGTACTGACTACCTGATTTCCTGCACCGCGTTTCCTTTGTCATTCAGCCGTTTGATTCTTGCACCGTGCGAAATATGCGAATAATGCTTCAGTCATTTATCGCACCGTAGATTTTGTCTACCGCGACGAGTCTGTGTGCAATCCACTCTGCGACCGGCGCCACGACGCCGTTGCCGCACATCCGGTATCGGTGCGAGTCGCTGATTTCTCGACCGTCTGCTGCGTATCTGGTGTGGTCGTCAGGCCAGCCCATCAGGCGCTCGCACTCAAGCGGCGTCAGACGGCGAACGCCGGTGTCGATGAGCGCGTGTGGCTTGTCACCGCCTCCTTGCGAGGCACGCAGCGCCGTTGCCTGATCGCCACCAAGTTCAGCCGTACCGCCTCCATCGCGACCGCGTGGAGCGACTGTCACGGCGTGCCGCGAAACAGTGTCGATGGTGAACATCGGGTCGCCTGGGTCGCCGACGCCGATGCCCTTCTGTTGCTTGTCCAACTCACGCGCGTCCTGAATCGGGACGACGAGCGGAGCGGCGTTGAGCGAGTAGCCGCGGCCCTGACCGTTCCCTGCCTGGAGGGTCATCGCCTGCGTCGATTCAGCCATGTTGCGCGCGTCGAGCGCGATGTAGGCGCCGCTGCTGTCTAGGTCGCCGCGCCATCCCCGCTGAGAGTCCGAAGAGCCTGCGCCAAGTGTTCCGGCAAGTTCTTCCCCCGGCGCTCCGCCCGTCTCAGGATTCCCGCCGCAGCTTTCGCAGAGAGATAGAACTTGCTCGACACCTCGTCTTGTAGGACCTGCGACAACGAACACGCGGCGGCGGCGCTGCGGGACTCCGAAGTGCTGCGCGTCCAGTACCGCCCACGCGACATCGAACCCGAGTTCATCCAGCCCGTCGAGAATGACTCCAAAGTCGCGTCCGCCGTTGCTAGATAGAAGTCCAGGGACATTCTCAATAACCGCCCATCGTGGCCGCAGTTCGCGCAGCACCCGGTGGAACTCAAACCAGAGACCGCTACGGTCGCCCCCAAG